AGGGACCCGTCTGCTCTATACATGAAATCGCCACCCGTGCCGATTTTGGTCTATCCCCATTGTCAGCCTAAAAGGGCGCCAAACTCGGCGACCGTTAGCCGAACCAGCCACGCCTCGCGGTCCTTCAGCCCGAACGAGAGCACGAACCCGCCGCCGTGCTCGGCAAGCCCGGCGCAGAATTCGACCTGCGCGCCGCGGAAGTAAAACTCCCGCCCGGCGTGCGACGGCATCAGCTTGTCGTCGTAGCGCACCAGCCGGTGCGCGTAGTACACCCGCCCGCGCTCCTTGCGCCGCTGGTGTACCACCCCGACCCAGGCGTCGCCGTGGCGGATAATCTGCGAGCCGCCGGACCAGCCGCCAAGCTCAGGGAACGACTCGAAGCAGAGTTTCTCCCGCGCCGGCAGCAGCTGGTACGACTCGGCCGGGTGGTGCGAGTACACGAACGAGAGCCGGTCGCCGTCGGCGCGCGGCATCCAGTTCTTCTCCATCTCCCGGGCGTGCGGGCTGTGCAGGAACTCGAGCTCGTCGACCAGGAGGCCATCCAGGGCGCAGAGCGCCATCGTCGTGCGCACCCGGGGGCCGTGGTGCAGCCCCGAGGCCGTAAATCGCCACCGGCCGCGGAACCAAAATAGCCTACCGTCCTCTAAGCCGTCCCGGCACGGCAGCCGCGACGCCCGCTGCGCGGCGTCGTCCACGCGCTCGACCCGCGCCACCGACAAGTCATCGCCAAGGTCGGCGATGTAGTTGACCGTATCCGGCCCCGGGTCGTCCCGAAACCAGATCCCGTCCGTCTCGCCGAGCTCGTAGTTCACGGCGCGGATGAGGCACCGCAACTCCCCGCCCGGGCCGACGGCCACCGACGGGTTACACGGCAGCATCGGCGCGCACGGCACCTCGAGGCGCACGAAGCGCCCCGCCGGCAGCCGGTCGCTGAGTATCAGGCCGCCTTCTTGTCCGAAGGAGGCCGCGGCGCACCCTTCCCGCCACCCTTCGGCGGCTCCGGGGGCTGCGGCTTCTCGGGGGACTTCTTGTCGAGCCGGCGCTGGAACCGCGCCACGTCGCTTGGCTTTAGCATTCACGGGTACCTCACATGTGGATGGTCGATGGCATCGGCACCGCAAGGTCCTGCGTTGCCTGGGAGACCAATGGCGGGACCGCCGTCAGCACCCGCAGGTGCGGCAGCGCGTGCCACTCGAGCAGGATGTCCACGGGCGTGTTCGCGGGCTTGGTGTACATCTGCAGCGTCGGGATCGCGCGACGGCGGTGCCAGATGGCGGCCGTGCACAGCGGGTACTTGATCTCCCACAGGCTCGCCGACTCCTTCTTCGCCGGCTTCTGGTCCGTGCAGCACGAGTTCAAGTACACCAGGTCGCACCACTCGGGCACCTCGGCGCGCATCTGCGCCCAGCGCTCGGCAAAGTTATCCGGCAGGATGAAGTCATCCTCGAAGATCACGAACTCCTCGTGCCCCTCGCGCCACGCAATCTGCCAGGCGATGTGCCACGACAAGACCAGGCACGTCGCGCCGCGGGTCACGAAATAGTCCGAGTGCATCGGGATCTCGGACTTCACCTGCATCGTCTTGCCAAAGATGCCGTAGATAAAATCCAACTCGATGCCGGCCTTCGCGGCCTGCGCGCGGGCGTGCTCGGTGCGCTCCGGGGTCTCGGAGAGCGTGATGCAGTAATACTTCACTCGATTCCCTCCACGCCGCGGTCCTTGCCAAATGCGAACTTGCCCGAGCGGCGCACGACAGAGCGGTGCAGGAAGTGCGCGTCGCAGAACTCGTCCACCGCGCGCGTCACGCCGGGCCACGCCTGGTAGTCGTCGCCGAACAGAATCCCGCCCCGGCGCAGGAGCGGCCAGTAGTTTGCGAGGTCCGCCTTGCAATCCTCGTAGTCGTGCGAGCCGTCGATGTAGATCACGTCCGCCACGATATTTTTTTCGGCCACCACCCGCGCCGCGATCGTCGCCGGCAGGGGGAGGGGGGTCACGCGCTCGGTCAGCTCAAGGTGCGCCATGTTCGACAGGAACAGCTCGTGCAGCCGAGGGTAGCCCGCGTGCAGCCGCAGCGCCTCGTGCAGCCAGCGATTGTCCCCGTCGTGGCGCGCGTAGTTCTCGTGCGACCCGAGCCAGGTGTCGATGCACAAGAGCCGCGCGTCGAGCCCCAGGCGCTTGCAAATCGCCATCATATTAGCCGCCGAGCGCCCCTTCCACGAGCCCACCTCGATGATGGTCGTGGGGCGCACCGCCGCCAAAACCTGCTCGAACATCGGGTCATCCGACCCCCAGCCCTGCAGGTCGTGCTCGACTATCTTCGCGCCCGAGTACGGGTCCACCAAAAAGAAATCCCGCCAGTTCATACCACCCCCCGGATCTGCCGCTTCATCGCCTTCTGCCAGGTCGGCGCGTACACGCCGCCGCCCGTCGCCGCCTCAGACGCAAAGGTCAGCACGAACGCGTCCGCCACGTCGGGCGACGCAAGGCCACGGCGCTTCATGTCGTCCTTGCCCTCGAGGCGCAGCTTCCCGTTCGACATGAACGAGTAGCGCGGCGAGGATAGCTCATTCACCAGGCGCTCGTCGCGCGGCAGCTTGCAGTCGCGCGCCTCGAGCCACGCCTTCGCCTTGCCCCAGAGCTCCGCGCGCAGGTTCATGTACTGCCCCTTAAAGGCCGGCGACTCGCCGACGTTGATCCCGCGCGCCGGCAGCTTCAGCTCCCGCAGCCGGTCCACCACGCCCGCGCCAAGGCCGATGCTGTCCACCAGGATCTCGACCGGGCGGTCGCGGTGGTCGGTGCTCTCCCACTCGTGCATCACCGCGCCCGTCAGCGCCATCAGGTCGAGGCCCTTCCAGGTCTTCACCGGCGCCACGACCACGTTCGCCTGGCGCTTGCATAGCGCCGAGGAGTCCGCGCCGAAGCGCGCCACGTCCAGCCCCCAGAGCACCGGCGCGCTAGGGTTCTGCACCACGTCACGGTCCACCGCCGACTGGGCGAGCTCAAGCCCGATCAGGGTGTCGTCGTCCGCCACCGGGAACTCGCCCAGCACGCGCACCCGGTAGGCGTTGCTGCCCTCCCCGTACCGGCTCGACATCTCGGCGACGTAATCCTCCGACACCCGGGGCGAGTCGAGGCAGCTCACGTGCAGGTTCTTCCACTCGCCGGACAGGCGGTGGAAGGTGTCGTAGAAGTACCCCTGCGTCCGGGTGGGGTTGCCCAAGAGCAGCGTCGTGGCGTTGTGGCCGGACATCGAGCCGCCCGCCGACTCGAAGACGGCCTCCGATACGCCCGGGGCTTCGTCCACCACCAGCAGCACATACTCGGCGTGGATGCCCTGCAGGGCGTCCGGCTGCTCCGCGCGGCTGGTGCGCGCCGAGATGAAGGCCTCCTCCGGGCTCGCCTTCAGCTCGATGCGGTCGGACTTGATCTCGAGCAGCTCGGCCACCGCCGGCGGCAGTAGCTTGGCCCAGCGGCGGCACTCGCCGAAGAGGGCGTCGAAGAGCTGACTGGCCGTGGGGGCCGTGACCACGACCTTGACCGGGACGCGGGTGAGCATGAACCAGAGCATGGCCCACGAGGCCACGGTGGACTTGCCGGTGCCGTGGCCGGAGCGGACGCTGATCTTGCGCTCACCGGCCGCCAGAAGCTCCAGGAGGCGACGCTGCCACGGGTCTGGGGTTACGCCTAGGACCTCCTCCACGAAGGCCACAGGGGCCGCGTGGTAGCGTTTGACGAAGGCGAAGTAGGGGTTTTCAGAATTTTTCATACGGTCCGTGTGGGGTTACGCAAGCGCCGACCCCCCCGGCGGGGGCCACCCCCGGGGGGGGTCTGGCGGGCGGCCGGAATCGCCCGGCGCCCCGACCCTAGGGGAATCAAGCACTTACGCGCGCCCCCGTCGTTGAGGGGGGGGATTGTCCGCAGGGCGGTCACAATCGCCCCGATTTAACATAATGGGTGTTATACGCACTAAGCGCCGCAACCCCTTGCGAATCAAGCACTTGCGCCGTGCGTGCACTTGCACATCGGCGCGCAGGTGCGCTCGACCGCGCGCGGATCGTCAGGCCGTGAGTTATCCACAGGTTATCCACAGAGTTATCCACAGGCCGGTCTTAAGAATCGCGCGCAGGCAGACCGTCGGACGACCCGTCCGACGTCAGCTTTTCGGGTTCCTGCACGCTCACGGTCCGCATTAGGTCGCGCACCGCAGCAAGGTGCAGCGCCGTCGTGTCGGTGATGCGGACATCGCTCTGGATCTTGTTTCCCCAGCGCCTCGGGTCCATCCGTTCGGCCAGCCATTGCCTCGCACCCATCGCAACCTTCGCGGCGTTCGGGTCCATCTGCTCCTGCTCGACCTTCTCGGCCAGCGCCTCGATTCGCTCGGCGTTCAGCAGGGCGCGCGCGTTGCGGACGATTTCGTACCGCTCCATCAATGCCGGGTCGGACTGCATCTTTCCCCAGAGGATGGCGAACGGAACCTCGCTGCCGCTGATGAAGGACCGAAGTGAATGCCCATCTGCAAGGTGAATCCAGAGCTGCTCCCAGAAGTCCGGCGAGCTGATGATCTGGTGCGCCTTCTCGCGGCGCTCTCGCTTTCGTGGTGTCCCTGCCATCAGTCGCTTATGTGAACAAAGGTGCTCACATCCTCCAGGTCCATGTCGTAGTTATCGACCGCCACCACATCGAAGTTGCTGTACCGTCTCCGCGTCGGCTCCGGTCGCTCTTGCCGCGTCGCTCGAGGAGACGGTCGGTTGCGTATCTCTTCGGCGTAAACACGGCGCCACAGCTTCTCAGCCGTCGTGAACCGGTGCCCGCAAGTCAAACACTCCCGCCGACGCCTCGCCTCGGTCGGGAACTGGTAGACCTTCACGACCTCGCTAGGCTTGGAGCACTTCGGGCATTTCATCTGTCTGGCAGCTCGGCCTTTGCCATCTTCAGCCAATCTTCCAAGGGCTGCACCACGAGGAACTCACGCTTGTCGCCCCGGCAGATGACCACCGGGATCTCGTAAGGCGCGCACGCTGCCCTCGCCTGGTCGACCCAATCGTAGACCGCGATGCTCTTGCGTCGCTTCACCTCGACCACGAACCGGCCAAGTCGAATGTCGCAGCCACCGTCTCGAGCCTGCCCGAGTTCACGCTTCACGACCCATCCGGTCGCCTGGCTAATCTTGTCGCAAACTTCTCGTTCGGTCTCGGCGCCCCGCTGTCGTTGTCTGATGCCCATCACCACCTCGCAGTCAATCGGCCCAAGTCTACCGCATAGCATAGGCCAGCAATCAAGGGACGCAACCGGCGCCGCATCCGTTGGTCTCGCTTGCTCTGCCGGGTCTGTTCCCTGCGACGCTCGAGGTTCGCCTGGTAATAGGCTCGATGGTACCGGGTGCGCTTGTCGGCCCACGGCTCCGGCTGCCTTGACTCATCGACGGCCTGTGCCACGATGACTCGCACCTGGTTGGCCTCGATGGTCTGCCGCGCCATCTCGCTGATCTGCTCGATCGTGCGACCTTTCTTCCGGTGCCCCTCTCGATGGTATCGGTGAGGCAGCCCGCCCGTGTTCTCGGTCAGGCAGACCGGGCAGAGCTTAACGACCTTTTTCATCGGCCACCTTCCAGAGCAGGTTGATGCTGGGCGGCTTCTCGCCTCTCGCGTTCTCGGCGAGCTCTGCCGCCTCGGCGAAGGTTGAGGTCACCCCGAGCCACCGCGGGATCACCCGCCCGTCGGCTCCCATGCGCCAGACGACATACTCGACCTTATCTCCAACCCGCTGGCCCCGGATACAGAACCGGCCATCCGTTGACGCCTTGTCCCAGAACGGGTCATCCATCCACTCGAGCGGCCCGGTGTGGTTGAGGTCAATTCGCTGCTGGCTCACGCCGGCCACCTCGGGTCGGTTCCGACCTCGCCCTTGGCGTCCTGGTAGTGGACGACCTTGGCGTTGAACATCGACTGCATGGCCTTGGCAATCTGAAACCCTTCCTGCCCCAGACCCTCAACCATCCGCCTTGCTAGTGGCGTGTCTGCACTATGTTGCTCTAATGCAACACTACGCAACGGACTTGTCTTGTACCTCATGCTTCCTCCGTGTCTGAACCAATGTCCGAAGTCATGTCCGAATGTCCGAGTCCTAAGGACTCTCGGACATTTTCGGACATCTTGACCGTCCGAAACTGTCCGAATTTGACGCTTTCGGACATTTTCGGACATCACTCATTTGAGAGCCTCGAGCCGCCCACCGTGGCCGTCAGGAAGGGCGACATGAGGAGCTTTTCGACCGCATCGTGGACAGACTGCCGGCTGATGCCGCACTCCCTCCCGATCTGGCGCAGCTCCTCGACGGTCCAAACGAGGGCCGTCTCGCTCCGCTTCTGGCGCTCCCTGAGGGCGAGCAGGACGGTCCGCTGCGCCTTCCCCTGCGGCGCCTGGGCGCTGATGGGGCGCTCCCCCTGGGCCACGCTCTGGCGCATGACGAGGCTGGTCAGCCGCTCGCCGTACCGGTCGGCCGCGCCCAGGTCGACGACCTCGGCCTCATACGCGAGGTTCGGCAGCTCGCCGGTGTCCTTGAACCGCTGCCTAGTGACCTCGACGTGGGTGTTCGGCTGGGCGGCGCGCTTGACGATGAACTCGCTATCGGGGTTTGCCATGAGGGCGCTGGCGCCCCGCGGGCGGTCGGCGTCGCCGTGCCCGGAGTGCGCGACGATCAGCACGCTCGCGTCGTACCGCTCGCGGATGAAGCGCGACACGGCCGACAGGTACGCCGCCACCTCTTGGTTGCTGTTCTCGTCCATGCCGGCGCTGAACTTGGAGAGCGTGTCGATGACCACGAGCGTGGGCCGGATCTGGGCCTTGTCCATGGCCTCGACCAGCATCGCCATCTCCTCCTCGCGGTTGAGGTTGAGGGGGCGCTCGAGGGCGAGCACGGGCAGCGCGCGCAGGTCTTGGCCGCCGCCGAAGGTCTGCATCCACGCCTTGACGCGCCTGCCGAGTCCGCCGCCCTCGCCGGAGAGCAGCGCCACCGGGCTGCCGGCTGTGGCGATCCGCATGGCCCAATCCAAGGCTATGAAGCTCTTGAAGCTCGCGCGCGGCCCCGCCAGGACGGCCACGACCTTGGCCTCGATGACATGGTGCAGGAGCCACTCCGGCTCGCGGTTCTCTTCGACAATTTCGGCGACATGGCGCAGCACCACCGAGAACCCCGTGGCGTTCGTGGCGCCCGGCGATACTACCGCAGCATCCGGCTCACGCACTCGCTCCATGCCCCTGGCCTCTGGGACGTCGCTATAGTCTGGCCCCGGCTCCTCCCGCTGCGGCGGCCCGATGCGCACGGCCTCCGAGACTGGCGCCCATCCGCCGGCGCGGGCGGCGTTGAAGAGGGAGCCGAGCGTGACGCCACCGCCACGGTCTAGGTGGAACGACTGCCACCGGTACTCGATGTCGGCGCGCCCGGCGTACGAGGCCGGCAGCTCGCCCGTGATGCCGCCGCAGCTCCACGAGTCCCAGAGCTCAAGGCCATCGTCAGCGCCGCCGCTCGCGTGATGCAGCGCCATGCCGACCATGAGCCAGGCGTCGTAGCCGGCGGGGTCGATATACGCGATCGCCTCGGTGACGCGCGGCAGGTCGCGCTGGAAGTCTTGGCTAGTGCCGGGCTTGGGCGGGAGCTTCTTGGCGACCTCGGCGGGCAGCTCGAGATCCATCCGGCGCTCGTCGATGAGCCCGGCCGGCAGCGGCTGGATGTCGCCCACCGGCCCCTGCTGGCCGAAGTGCAGCGGCCACCAGACGATGTAGCCGCCCTCGGCGCGGATGTCGAGCCCGTCGCGGCGCACCTTGCCCAGCGTGACGGAGACTCCGCCCCGTATCTTGACGCCGGGCGGCAGGCTGAAGAGGTAGTGCCGGCCGCCGCTACCGCCGCCGGTCTGGTGTACCCGGGTGGAGATGAGCACGTCCTGGTGTTCAGCAATCCAATCCTGCGCGGCCTGTCCTGCGCTCTTGTGGTCATAGTCCACGGCCACGATTCTGGTCACGGAGCCGGTCGGGACGCCGACGAGGGCGTCGGGGCGCTCGCTCCACCAGCGCCTGATCTGGGCCTCGTCTTGCGTCGCGGCCTTAAAGCCGTTGGAGGTGAGGGGCGACTTGGCGCGCAGGGTGCGGCCGCCTTGGTCGGCCTCGTCGCGCCGACGGCACGGGAACACGGGGACGCGCTTGGCGAGTTCGAGGACGCGCTCGACGGGCACGACGGCGGTGAGGTCTGGCTTGGTCATGGGTAGATATCCGGCCGCAGGGCCTTCCTAGATACACCGGTCGCTGCCTCGACGGCAAGCGCGCGCAGCGGCGGCACGCGCCCGGCGAGCACCCATTGGTGTACGGCCTGCGGCTTCACCTTGAGTTTACGGGCCAGCGCGGTCTGTCCGCCCGCCTGGGCGACCGCGTGGAGTAGCGCCGCGTGTGGCGGCTGGACTTTGGGTTTAGGCATAGCGCCGGGAGGGTAGCAAGTGCGCCTTGAGGGGGCAAGGGCGGCGGCTGAAAAATATTTTCAAGAAAGGCTTGACACCCCTCCCGGCCTGTTGCAGTATGCATTCCACGGGCGGCGATGTTGCCGACCGGAAGCGACAGAAGGAGACAAAAATGAACGTGATCATCACCGAGCAGCTCACCAAGACCTACGGCAACACCGGGCGCTACACCTTTGTCACCGGGGAGTGTGGCAAGCACAGCGCCACGGTCACGGTCGCGCCGAACTACATCAACATCCGCGTTTGCAACGCCGCCCACCGCGCCTGGAAGGGCATGGGCAAGACCTTCGCCACGGTCGAGCAGGCGCTCGCCAATTACCGCACCGCAGAGATCCGCGCCATCATCCAGGCCGCGCGCGACGCCGCCACGACCGCCGCGCAGGTGGCCGCATGACTCCCCTCGAGACCGCCTTCTGCGCAGCCGTCGGGCTTCTGGCGCTGATTTTCTTCGGCGTCTTGGCGCTCTTCATGTGGAGCCGCCCCGCGCCGTGGCCGTGCCTGCGCGACCGCCGCGAGCGGCTGCCGCACCCGACCATCCGCGCGCGCGTCGTGCAGCCGGGCAAGTATTCGCGGTGGTTCGTATGAGCGCCCCGGTCGACAACTTCTACAAGAGCCTTGAGCGGACGATGGGTCTGCGAGTAGACGCCGCGAGCGTCACCGCCCCGACCCGCGCGCGACTCTGCGGCGTCAGCGTCGGAGAGTTGGCGCAGGCGCTCAGGTTCAGCGGCCTTTCAATTTTTACAGGTCACGACGGCGTGATCGAAGTGCGAAGAGTTGATTCACAACAACAGGAGACGAAGTGATGAGCCTTTACGTTAGCGCCGCCTCTGGCGGCAGTTTCGAGCCCCGCAAGCCCATCGAGGCGGGTGCGTATGCAGCGGTCTGCGACATGGTGGTGGACCTTGGCGTCCAGCCGTCACCCGGCGGCCAGTTTGCGCCGAAGCGCACGGTGGTGCTGCGGTTCCAGATACCGGAGATCCGGGTCGAGATCACGAAGGACGGCGAGACCAAGAGCCTGCCGGCGGTCATCTCGCGCACCGTCGGCCTCTCGCTGAACGAGAAGAGCACGCTCTACGCGCTGCTGACCTCGTGGCGCGGCCGGGCGTTTACGCCGGAGGAACTCAAGAAGTTCGACCTCTCGAAGATCTGCGGCAAGCCGGCGTTCATCAACATCA